TAGCATTTCCACCGTCTTCTAGCCTGACGTAGTCTAGAATTAGGATCTTTTGCTGCCTTTGGAAATTTTTTCATTTGACCTGCGCTTCTTGCACAGTAAGACTTTCTTCTCTTTGCCGCAGCGGACCCTTTTTTAACTTTACCAGTCACAGCTGTTTTTAGTTTAGAGCCGGGATTCATTCTTCTGTAGGCTTTGACACCGGCTTTTGTCATTCCTGCTCCAGACTTTGTAGGTCTGAAATTCTTTTTATTTCTTGCAGGCATTCTATCCTGTTTCCTCATACCAATCCTCCCATACTCATACTTTTTCTTTTCTTCGCAAATGTTTTTACATTTGTTGGTTTAGGTCCTGTATTACCTGCTGCTCTTTTTCGTCTGACAGCACTCGCCCTTTGCGAAGCGCTCATCCGTGTGGCTTTTGCAAGGGGCACGCATTTTGGATACTTCCGTTTGGCGTCCTTCTTTTGTTTTGAACGACCACATTTTGCGAAAGAACCATCTTTTCGCTTGCTTCCAATATCTACCCATTTTTGAGCGAACCATTTATCAAGACCATTCTTTGCCATTAAACCATTTTAGTTTTTTTAGCTCTATTAGACATAATCTTACCACATCCTCTAGCCACAAAGCCGCCTTTTTTATAGCCTCTGTCTGGTCTGTTAAGTTCTCCCATCAAACCACCCATAGCTTTTTTACCTCTGAAATCTTTTCTTTTTACGCCAGAAGGATCTTTAATTTTACCTGCACATATTTTAGATGCGTAGGCATTAGCATAGGCGCTTGGGTATACCTTGAATTTTCTCTTCGCAGCTGCCTTTCCTCTAGGACATAATTTAGTCATTATTTTCTCGCTGTTTGTTTTGCACGTTTAAAGTCAGACGCTTTAGGTGCACCTTTTGCACCTTTCTTTCGCATCTTGCCTCCACGTTTTCTTTTAGCGTGGATGTTTGCGTACAAACCTTTTCCCGCCATTATTTTTTCCTCTTCTTAACTCGTCCACCTTTTTTCATAAAGCCCATTTTGTTTCTAACGGCTTTAGGAAGTTTACGTAGACCTTTTCCTTTTTTACCTGCTGGTACTGGTCTCATTTTTTTCTCCTTTTCTTGCTCATGCCTGCTTCAGATAGAGCGATTGCAATAGCTTGTTTACGATTCTTGACCTTCTTTTTAGAACCGCCAATTGTGAGCTTACCTTTTTTAAACTCACGCATGACTTTCTTAACCTTTTTTTGGCCTCGCATTATCTATTGATTTTGCCTTTTTTCTTCATCTTGCTACCGAATTTTCCGTAAGACTCATCTCTAGAAGCTTTTAATTGCTTCTTCGTTCTTTTCTTCTTAATTCTCATAGCAATAGATTCATCTTTTCTTGCTTTGTAACCTTGTTTTTTCTTACCAACTTTTCCGCCTTTTTTCATAGCGCCTCTGTCCATAAGTTCAGTTGGCATTCTTTTTGATTTCATATTCATGCCTTGACCTCTTGAATACATCATATCTCCAGTTCTGCCACCCATACCACCACCGGCTCTTTTTACTCTGCCTCTTGGGTTTGTTACTTGTTTATTAAATCTAGGGTTTGCCATTATTTTTTTCCTCCGTTTCTAAATATTTGCGTTCCTTTGATACCAAAAATGCTTGCAACTACAAGCACCCATAAATTCGTGAACCATTTCGGAAGTTCATGAAAATATTCGAAGAATAATTTTACCTTCTCCATAGCAGTCGGGTCATCCGACATAACCGCCCACATTAAAACTACGATGGGCGCCGAAATAATTATTAAAACAAATTCATCCTTATAGTCGTTTTGTCTCGCTTCTAGTAATTTGCCTTGGTAAGATTCTTCACCGCGAGCCATTTTTTCTGCATGCATTAGTTGTGCATCAGACATAGCCATTTTAGTTTTCTGACGGTTAGAATATATCTTTGCGCCAGCTTGCATAGCAATCTTTGCTAAACTGAACCAAGCCATACTAGTACCAGGTTGCTTTAACTGGTTTTTTGTCAGGTCTCATACGTCTTGTACCTTTAACATCAACCACTTGTGATTTGTCTGGGTCAGTAGCTTGAATTTCAACACCACCAGTTTGATATCCATCTTTACCAACACCTAATTCTTTTTCAATTTTAGGTGCTTTAACGTAACCTTGACCTCTCATCCAATCTTTAGTCATATTGTTCTCCTTATTAGTTGATTATAACTATTTTTTCTTAAAGTTTCTACCAAAATCGTGAATTTTACTTGCATTAGACATTTGCTGCTTGGCTAATGACACTCCTGCTCGTAATCCAGCTAATTGCTCGTTTTGTTCTAGCTTGGCTTCTTGATTTTCTTGGTTCATCATCGCTCTCATCTTATCAAGATTCAATCTTTCTTGACCTTCGTCTTCTTTTCTTGCGTTATCTCTTGCTCTTAAGTCAATTTCTCTAGCTTTTAACTTAACAAGAGGGTCTCCACCAAATTCACCACTAATTTTTTCTTCTTCAGCAACATAATCTTTAGTCATTTCAGCAATTAATAGAGCTTTTCTTGATTCTATTGCGTTTGTAATTTGTTGAACACGTTTTTGTTGCTGCATAACTTGTGGATTTGCCATCATACCAGCTGCCATTGCAGGATTCATAGCTCCCATTTGTTGTAGCTGCTGTGTAATTTGTTGAACTTCTTGTAATTCTTGCACAAATTCTAATTGAACTTGCTCTTGAGCCATTAAACTTATGTGTTCTAAAATATTTTTTTGTAAAATTGCTAAAACCGGTGGATTATTTTGCACCATGTTTAGTCCCATGAAGTGTAAGTGTGCATCAATGTGAGCTTTGTGGTCTTGACCTGGAAAAGCTTGTATCTGTTTACCTGACATTGCCATGATATGTTCTAGTGCTGGATCCATTGGTATTGGTTTTGGTGGTGGTGGTAAAATTGCATTTACATTTTTTACGCCCAGCGCGTCATACATAGATCTATATGCTTGATATAGATTATGTATCTGAGGATTTGATTGCGCCAGTTGTAATTGAGATTGAGCTAAAGATATTCTTTGCGTCTGTGAGAAGATGTTTGGATCTGCTACAGGTAGAATATCAACTCTTTCATCAAAGTCTTGAACTTTAATTTCTCTAGATGCACCTGGTACATCATATGGATATACAGGTGGTAAGTAAGTTTTAAAAACGTTTGATAATAATTTAAATTCTTCTTTAAGGCCAACGTATAATCTTTTGTGGATCGCTGACATTACTCTTGAACCTCTCTCTAATAATGCAACTGTAGTTCCAACAGCCGCTGCTTGATTCATATCTCCAACTTGTGAGTCTGCGATACTTGCAAATCTTTGACCAGCATTAACTACGATACCCATTAATTGTAATAAAGTTGCATCAGGACCTTTAAAAGGTAAAGGCATAAACTGATCTCTGATATTTCCACCAGGTGCATCAACATCTCTAAACTCACCAGGTTGTAATGGTTGTGCATCATCTCTAACTCTTATGCCTCTTGATTTAAATCCAGCAGGTAAGTTTGCTAAAGTTCCTGCATCTAATAATTGTCTTAATGCAGACGTTGCAGTTCTAGTTAAACCACCAATCATGTGAATTAAACCAAAGCCATAGAAACCTGTGCCTGGTAAAAATTTAAATTGTACAAAGTAATTTATTTTTTTCTTTAATGGATCTGTAGGTTGATAGTTTCTTCTAATGGATAAAATTTTATTATTAGATTGTGCGATTGTTACAATGTAAGGTAATTTAATTCCTGTTGGTTCACCGTCTTCGCCTATATCTTCATACCCATCTAAATCTAAATTTGTATGCATTTCATAAAGTGTGTACTGATCTTCTTGACCATCTTTTGAAATACCTTCTAATTCTAATTTTTTATCTTCTAATTGATTTTCTGTAACAGGTGGCTTTCCTAAATCTATGTCTCTATAAAAACCAGATACTTGTTGTTTTCTTAAATCGTTTTCAGAAATTTTTACGACATGAATAATTGCTTCTGCATCTTCTAAACTGTTTGCAGAATAGGGAACAATTAAATCATCTGCAGGAACAAATTTAGAAACGGCTCTACCTAAAAGATCGTCATAATAAACTTTCTTAAATGTAGAGCCGGACAGGGGAAGATAAAATAACATTTGATCAAACTCTGGTTCATACTCTTTCATCTGATCCATGATTTGATAATTCATAAAATCTTTTACACGTTTAGCTTGTTCTTCTTTTGGAACAGTTACGTCACCTAAAATCTGTGTTCGAACTGGACCATCGCTTGGTAATAATTCTTTATATGCTTGTGCTTGAAATTGTGTAACCGCTTCAGCAAGCACAGGGTGATTAACACCTGATGCACCTCTGAAAGGTTCTGTTCGTCTTTCGTATTTGAAACCTAATAATTCTAAACCTTCTCTATAAGACTGTTCCCAGTCTCCTCTTGATTCTTTGTATTCACTATATTGATCAGAAAGTTTTGAGCCTAATTCATCTAAAACACCGTCGCCTAAAAATTCTGCTAGGTTTTCAAAATGATCTTGACCACCTTCTGGTGAGGCAACTTTAGGATCAAAAGAAACTTCAGCTCCACCTTCTTCTGTCATTTCTATTTCAACAGGTCCGCCTTGGGTTTGTACTTCTTCAACTTTTTCTTTTACTGCTTCTTCAATCTCTGCTTCGCCTGGAAGCTCCACAGTCGTTTTTTGATTGGGCAAAGATTTATCTATTGTAGCCATTTGTCATTCTACCTTGATTTAAATAATGATTCAACACCTGATACCTCAATATCAGGGATTTGCATTATAGTCAATTCCATAATGCCTCCGTCTTTTTTCTTCTTACGTCCTAAGAACTCATCTAAATTAGAAACAGGACTACGTAATCCATCAGCATCTTTTCCTACTTCAGTATAAACTTCTTCAAGTTCTTCTAATTCTTTAACAGGAACTCCTTTTGTACCCTCATCCATAGTTACTTTAATCTCCGCAAGACCTTTAGTATCTCTATCTGTCATAAACTCTACGTTTGAACTGCCTGTGCTTCTATCAAACTCAACTTTAATATCTGGTCTATCTGGGTGAACAAAGGTTTCTATTCTATCGCTCTCTGATATTTTCTTACCTTCACGCATAACTTTTCCAATTACCGCTTCATAAAACTCAACACCTTTGTCAGCTACAGACGCGATGCCTTCTCTTACAGGTTCTTTCTGTAAGAATTTTAGTTTACTCATCATTGGCATTGATGCCAAAACTCCAAGTGCTTTTAAAAAATCTCGTCTGTCCATTATGCTGATAAATCCATTTGTTCTTGTGCTTGTGCCAGATAAGCTTCTCTCTCTTCATCTGACATACCCGCTAGTTTTTCTTTTTCTGCTTGTAATGCATTGTAACCCATTTTTCCTAAACCTAAAGCAGTAATTCCAAGTCCTGCTGGAGTTAACATCGCGCCCACTCTACCTAAACTTAAGGCCTTACCCAAAGCTCCTGTAATACCTTTGGCACCTATTCTTTTTGCTGCTTCTGGATATAATAATTCTATACCCACCATAGGATCTACAGTTGCATCAACTATATTTTTTCCTTCGTCTAAATTCTCCTTTATTGTGGCGCCAGCGAATCCTGTCGCTGCCAATGGAGATGCAAGGGTACTTAACAAACCTTTTAATAATTTACCTGTGCCTTGTCTTACTGTTTTACTTAATAAGGGTGCTGAAGCGATGGCCGCTGTTGGCATTGGATTGTCCGCTGCCCATTCAAGCATCGTTCTGTTTGAAACGGGTTCTTCTGTTTTAGGATCTATAAAAGCTCCTGCTTCATCACTATATTTAATCGGTGTTTCAGGTTCTGCTGCTTCTAGTTCACTTGATCCTAAAGCTTGATAACCTAAATATGCTGCCGCAGGTATTGCAAAAATTCTTGGAGCTCCTGCTCTAATTAAATTTAAAGCTTGTTTATATCCTCTGCCACCTTCAAGAAAAGGTTTAACTTCTTCAATAGTTTTTACATCTGCAGGAACTCTAAAAGAGTAACCATGTTTTTTATAGATATCATCAAACATATCTCCATAGGTATTTAAAGCAGTTTTATTTTTTATAACTTTATTTGGTTCATCAAAACTTATTCTTAAAGTTCTTACAGGAAGTTGCCCAGATTTCAAATTTTTGTTAGCCTCTACTTCAAACTTTCTAGCTTTTTCATTGTACTCTTTTGCTATTTTTGGTTTATCTTTTGGATCTGCTTCTTGTAATCTTTTTTCATAAATACTTGTTTGTTTGTCAAAGGCTTTTGCTTTTTCTTGATTGATATCAGATTTGATACCTTGAACAAAAAGACTATATGGAGATGTACCAAATCTTGCAGATGATCTTATGTTTTTAATTTCATCTGTTTCATAACCAGTACCTGGTATTCGCTCTTGTATTCTTTTTCTTAAACTAGAAAAGAAAGCTCTAGTTTTACCTAACGCTTTTGCAACTCTGCCTTCAGCTCCCATTCTTTGAATGCCACCAGCAGTACCTCCAAACATATTTCTTTTTGTTACATCACCAAGACCTTTGGTTAACTTTGCCGCTCCTCTTAAAAATAAATCATCTTTTTTTGGTTTGATATATCTATCATCTCCACCATAAGCATCTATTAATTGACCAAGTCTTCTTTCTGCTAAATCTATACTAACGCCTAAAAGTCTACTTGTTTTTTTTGCTAAAGTTTCTAATCTTGTGTTTCCTGCTTTAATTAAATTTTTTATTTCAGAATTATTTAATTTTTCTAAATCTTTTTTTACTTTTACGACTGAAGTGGCAGTGTCTCCTACCACACCGCTTGGGATGCCTTTAATATTTTTTGCTAGTTTTGATAAAGTGGTTTGCATTCCTGTTTTTTTAATTTCAGGAAACTCTGATTTTAATATTTCATTAGCTTGACTTATTGTGTATTTTCCAGTTTTTAAAAGTTGTTTAGCTCTCTTTTTTCTTTTTTCAAAAGCTTCTTTGCCGGGACCACCTTCTGTTCTTTTTAGTTGATTAATATCATATTGTTTTTTAATTTGTTTTAATTGTGAATCTGTAGGTTTTATATAAAACTGTGTTGGATTTTTTATAGTTGTAGGAGATTGACCTGTATATTGAACTTTAACTTCTTTTGGTTTTTTAATACCATATACTCCAGCTAATCTAGAAGCGTTTCCAACTTTGGTTCCTACTTTAATTCCATATTTTTCAAAAAGTTCTATAAGCTCTTTTGTTTTAATTACACCAGGAGTTAGTAATTCTGCTGCCATTATCTTTTCCTTGTAAACATTGTAGCAAGACCACCTTTAGCAAATCCATAATCAGTTGCATAACCACCACCAACACCCATACCTGCTCCTGCTGCTGTTGGTCCTGTTGCTCCTGGACTATCATCATATCCACCATAACCAGCAGTAATCGATTGAACTCTAGCTTTTGCAAGAGCTTCAGCTGCTTCTTTTGCTTGTTTTGCTTGTCTTCTTGCTTTTGTTGCGTTCTCTGCAACGTCTATACCTTTTGAAATAACTTTATCTCTAGTTCTGTTAAAAACATATTGTCCAATTGTTGGTCCGAATATTTTATTTAATGTACTCAATACACCAAGTCCTGCTGTTTGTCCTCGAATATCTTCAAACTCATCTTCTTCTATACCTCCTGATAAACCTAAACCCGAACCAGATTGAACACCTCTCATGCTACCTAAACCTAAACCTAAACCTGAAGATGGTAAATCTGCTCCAATAATACCTTGTAAACTACCTGCGCCTGTGGGACCACCAGTTCTAAAATTAATTCTACCACCGTCCGCTTTCATTCGTGGGTGTTTACCTGTTC